TAAATGGCTAAACAGTTTGCAGGTTTTACGGAACAACAAAAGAATGTTATATTAGCGCGAAACGGCTACAAGGGCCGTCCCCTTCAGAACGATGAAGCATTAAATCTAATAGCCTCTGATGCTAAGTATAACTCTGCTTATAATATGGCATACGAAAAGGCTATGAAGTTAGTTCCTGGGGCTAGGGCGATGGCGCGTCCAATGGCTACAGGTGGCTTTGTATTTCCTAGTAAGAACGCTATGGGTAATGTTAATAGATTAAATACAAAGGATAATCCTGAGTATTCTGAGTCCTTAATTGAAAAACAAGCCGCAGAAGTAAATAAGTTAGAAAATACTTTTCCTATTCCGCAAAAAGAACAAAGAAGATTTGCGGAAGGTGGAACTACTGACAAAGCCTATCGTCCTCCTAAGGCAGGAGAAGATGCTCCTGTAGTAGATGACCCAGCAAAAACATTCTTAAACACTGCACAACAAGGCTACTCTGACTCGTTAGCAGCACAGCAACAAGCTAGAGATGCTTTAGCAGCAGACCCTAGTAATGAAGATTTAGTTACTGCCCTTACTGCAGCGGATTCAAAAGTAGCACAATCTAATGAGGCTGTTTCTCAGGCACAGTCACAGTTTCAACAAACTTCTATGCCTACTCCTTCTGAGTTAATTGAGTCTGCAACTAAAGACCCTCTGTCTCTTGTAACACAAGCTGGCGTAAAAGAAACTACAGATGAACAAAAAGCTCAAGGGTCAATAGCAGTAGGTACAGGACAGGCAGCAGATACAACTGAGGCAGAAACTACTGCAGCAAATGCTGCTGGAGATGTTGTAGCCCCTACGAATGAAGGTGCTGCTACTGCAACTACTACTGGTACTTCTGCTGCTACACAAGCATTAGCCGACGATAGTGCGGCTGCTCAAGGTACAATATCTGGCGATGCTACAGTAGACGCAGCAACTATGTCCCCTGCAGAATTAGCACAGTTAAAGCTAGACACACCACAAATTGAAGATGGAGTACAAGTAAAAGCTCCAGATGAACGAGTTTTAGAAGACGGAGAACTAATAGAAGGTTCTACTGTTGACATGGACAGAGTTAGAGAAGAAACTAACTTTGAAGCTGCAACAGGAACGCCATCTACTGATGCTACTGTACAAGGCCAATTAACGGGTCTTATGAGAGACTTTGAGGGTGGCAAACAACCTGCTTGGGCTGCAGGGGCTATGAGAGCCGCATCAGCAGCTATGGCAGCTAGAGGGCTAGGTGCGTCCAGTATGGCAGGACAGGCCATCATACAGGCTGCTATGGAGTCTGCGCTACCTATTGCACAAATAGATGCAGCTACATTCTCTAGGTTTGAAGAACAAAATTTATCTAACAAACAACAAGCGGCTATGTTTGCTGCTGAGAAACGTGCTGAGTTCTTAGGGCTAGAGTTTACTCAAGGCTTCCAAACTAGAGTTGCTAATGCTACAAAAATAAGTGAAATAGCTAATATTAACTTTACTGCAGAACAACAGATTGCACTAGAGAACGCACGTTTAACGCAAGAAGTAGATTTAGCTAATCTTAATGTAGCCAGTGCAAAGACTTTATCTGATGCGGCTGCACTATCACAGCTTGACTTAACTAATTTAAACAATAGGCAGCAAGCACAAGTACAAAATGCAAAAGCCTTTTTAGATATGGATATGGCTAACTTAAACAATGAACAGCAAATGGCAATGTTTAAGTCTCAATCAGTTGCTAACTCTATATTAACGGATGCCGCAGCAGAAAACGCAGCGGCTCAATTTAATGCATCCAGTGAAAACCAGACAAACCAGTTCTTTGCTAATATAGCTACACAAGTATCTGAATTTAATGTAGAACAAAAAAATGCAATAAGTAAATTTAATGCAGGGGAGGCTAATGCGCTAGAGAAGTTTAATGCTACTCAAATTTCCCAACGAGAACAGTTTAATGCACAGAATAGTTTAATTGTTTCGCAGGCAAATGCACAGTGGTATCAGAAAATAGCAACAACAGATAACGCAGCTATTAACCAGTCCAATAGAGATGCGGCTGCTCAGGCTAATGATATGTCTGCTTTAGGTTTTAGTGCGTATATGCAAGAAGTTAGAGACTTAATGAGCTATGCATGGCAAACAAACAATAATGATGCAGATAGAGCTACCCGTTTAGCGGAAGCTAAGTTAGAAACAGAAGCTGCAGAGTATGCCGCAAAGGTATCAAAAAGCGCAGGTCTTTGGGCTAGTATAGGTAGTGTAGCCGCTACAATTATTGCTAGATAAATTTATCACAGGAGCATTAATACTAATGAACGGAATGTTTCAAGGAGAAGGAAGTTTAGCCTCGTCCCAACAGGGTAGTAGCGGCATAATGTCTAAGCCTGTAAAAGAAGAGTCTAAACCTGAAAAAACTCCTGTTAGTTTTAACTTTCAAGGAGAGGGAGGCGAGGACAACAATTCTGATAATACAGACTCTGGTACAGTTGTTACTAACAAAGAGGTTGATGATGTAATAGCTGAGTATAAGTTGCCCACCGTCCTTACAAGTTATAACAATACCGTAAAGGACCTACAAACATATTTAAATGCTACGCCTGTTGCACCAAGTTTATCAACAGATGGACGATGGGGTGCAAAAACAAGTGCTGCAGTGTCGGACTTTCAAAGATATAAAGACGAGCTATACAAAACAACGGCTGCAGAAACTTTTGATGAAACGGGTGGCATAGTTAGTCGGCCTGCAACTGCAAATTATATGCAGGATATTAATAAGCCTTTAGGTGGTGGACTTGATGACTTGTTTTACTCAGGTATTAAACTAGCAGAAGGTACACATGGTAAAACAACGGCAGGGCTTTACACTCCTGTAGATACTAACGACAGTAGAGAAAAGAATTTTAAAATAAAAAGTAAAGACATTGGTTATGGACACAAAGTTAAAGATTTAGAAACAGCAGCAAAAGAAATATATGGCATCCCTTTTATTAATGCGGTTGGAGACTTTATACCTTTAACTGAAAAGCAAGTAGAAACTATATATAAAGAGGATATGCGGGTTAACTTAGAGCTTGCTAGAAAATCTGGATGGGACAAAAAGTTAAAAGACATGGGGACTACATGGGAAGCCCTACCAATCCAATATAAACTACCCTTAACGTCACTAGCATACAATGTAGGCGGCACTACTGCAGGGAAGGAATGGACAGAGGTACTGCGAGGGGCGAAGAATAAGGATATACAGTATTTTGCTCTTCATCTAAGAAGAGAAGACGGTGGGAAATATACAAAAGGCATGGATAATAGGGTGATAAAAGAGTTAAAAGCAGCACGGCTTATTTCAAATAGTAGTGAAGTTACAGGCGTTCTCCCTAAAGCAAGCATCTAAGGAATAAAATAATATGACATACTCTAGCATGGCAAACTTCCAAGGGGAAGGTGGTGTAGATACCGCGCCAAAGGAAGAAAAAAAACAAGTATCTACTATTGCTAATGACTACCAGAACTATTCATATACGCCCCTTGAAAAAGAAGTTGATACTCCTACTTACGAGGATAATACCGACACAAAAGAAACAGATAATCTTGGGTTTGGAAGTTCCCCTTCTGGTGAGTTTGGCGGGGCAGGATTAGGAGCAAAACCTGTTACACCTACTCCTATATCAGGTGGAGGAAATAATGAAGATGACACACAATCTAATTCGTATCTAGCAGATGTTACTACTAATTTAATAAACGCAGCATCTGGTAGCATTTCTACAGCTAAAAAGTTTTTTGGTTACGAAGATAAGGATACAGACAAAGACTTTGATGTTGTATATGATGAGTATGTTGAATTATATATGCCGCCAGAGTTAAAAGCTAAAAATGTTCCTCTGGGACCTAAAGGTGTTTTAAGTAACTACGTTCCCTATGTAACAACGTATAACATAGGCGGGGAAGACTCTGCAATACCTCAAGAGTCTCTGGTTGATTCTAGGGGGGAGTTTCCTTATACAGATGAGTACCGTGCAAAAGTAAAAGCAATTTTAGATGCAGATGTTGACAGAAGGCAGGCTATTTTAGATGATGCAGAACTTATAAAAAAATCAGATGAGCTAGGGATTAGTACTCAAAAAGCATTGGAGTTGTATTATAATTCTATTTCTTCTTCAGTAGCCCCTAAATCACCTGCTTTTGAACGTTTTCAAGTTGCAGATTCTGGGGCAGGTTTTGGATCTCTATTAGAAAAGATGAAGGAAAACGAAAAATCAGAATTAAAAAAATATATAGATTCTACTAACCTTCAACCTTCTTATTTACAGACAGATACTAAAAAGAATATTAATTATAATGCCCCAATAGAAACCTCACGTTTTTTGTCTGGCGAATCTAGAAAAGGTACAGTAAGAGATCTTGCTAATGTATTTAAACCGATAGTTAAAGACTTATATAAAAATTTTAAAGGTGAGGGTGCAGTTACTGAATATAGTATTAGCAGCCCAACAAAAGAAATACAGAAAAAAACAAGCGTTGATGAAAAAAAAGAAAAAGAAGGTTTCGGACTTAGTGCTAACTTGAGTGGCGCAGCCGTAGAATACACAACAGAGGAGGGTTATAATTATAGTTTGGATGCTGATTATAATGGCAATGTTGATTTTTCTATTAAAAGGGACGGCCTTGAGTTTAAAATAGATAATGAAGGAAATGCTTATCTTGGTCTTGAATTTAAATTTGGTGGGGGTCAATAATGGGCTTTCCTCTTGAACTAATAACAATGTTAGGCTCTACTGTATTAGGTGGGGTTATGACTATCTGGGGTCAATCTATAAAGGCCAAAGCAGAACAAAACAAAATGCTCCTACAACGTGCTGAGTTTAGAGCAGGTGCAGTAAAAGACGCTAGAGAATATGGCAGCAAAGATAAACATTTTGCTTGGACAAGAAGACTTATTGCATTAGGTGCAGTCGGAGCCATCATAGTAC